ATTCAGTGTACCTAACTTAGCTATAACTGTAAGCCTGCGAGCCGATCTGCATTTGGGGGTGTAGGGGTCAATCGTTTTATTGATCCTAGCAAAAAGCCCATTCTAATAGGGTTCCTTTGGATCGCTTGACTCAGGCTGTGACACCTATGCACACAGATGTGCAAATGATTACACAAAAGAATACATATGAATACAGGCGTAAGTCATTGATCTTAGGTGCTTTTTTGGAAAAAAGAGTTTTTTTCAGATATTTAAGAAAGAAACAAAGAGGTCGCCAATACTTAGTTATTCTTTTATAAGTCCTTTGGTGAATAAGTATCGCTGTCGCCTCCTAAGAGCTTGGCTAGGCGTTTCTTTATATCATCCCTAGACATGCTATCAATGTTGGCGTTGATGTTCAGGTTTTGAGTCTTGTGAACCGACAGACCTGCCAGTTGATTTAGCTCCTTGATAGCAGACACAGCGGCATTAAGTTGACCTGATTCAAACGCTTCTTCAGTAATCTTCCACAACATCGTGCCAGTCTTTTGTGGTGTGATCGCATACTTCTCAGCTAATTCATCCTGTCTTATTCTTATAGCTTTAGTGACATGTGGTTGATCTTTACCATTAAGCATTTTGTTAGCAGCTACTGCAGGAAACTCATACCCTGCTCGCCTCGCCGCTTCTGTTTGTGAACAAGAACCCTCAGTGTAATGCCACACAAATGCGTTCTGCATTTCAGTCAAACCTAACTCAGTGTCCTTCTCAAATTGCTTTGGAGTTTCACTGATTGGTTTCTTGTCCTTCTTTGGTCTACCCATTTACTATATCTTCTTCACCTCGTAGTTAAAATCTTCCACACTGCTAAACTCATAAGATCGACCATTAATATCTGTACCTGATAAATACTTGCTATTGAGTTTCTTAATCTTCTTGAGTTGAACCACAATGTGTGTGCTTCCATTAGGAAACTTTTTACCATTGCTCAAGTATATCGTGACATCGTATTGTTCTTTAATAATTTTTTGAATCCACTCAGGTATGTTTTTAATCGCTGACATTACTTGATCCCTTCAAAGATTACTTCATCTTTTTTTCTACGATCTTCAAAGACTTTAATCTGTCTGCCACCAGTCAATGTGTGAACCCAATAGTCGTCACCAATCTTGTGAGATAAACCAAGCACTTTGGATTGCTCTTTTTCTTTTGCTATCTCTTGCCTTCGTCTTTCTACTATTTCTCTATTCTCAGTCATTCTATCTACTCCTTGGCTCACGCCATATTAAAATCTATCAGTGTACAGTGCACAGTGTATAGCTACCTCCATTACCCCTGACATATACCTCGTATAAACGCTACTTTATGCTGTTATGTACTATATATATTTATTCTCTTATAAAGTATATACCTAACACTACCTATAGGCTCTAGCCCTTATTCTATATAGGTTTCTTCACAGGGTGGCATTTCCTTTACTATACCCTGTTTGCCACACTATACCCTTAACCACTATCGTTTTATACATAAAAGTATAAATCATTATACATCACCACTTTCATCACTATACCCTTTTTTTGCATCGTTCTTTAAAAAAAAGAGTCGCACACAGTACTTCCTAAACAATGCCAGTGATGTGAAAACCACTGTCTGTGTTAGGGCAGTTGCACCCACACTGAACTCCATGTTTGTCGTGAAGGTCAGGACAGTAAACGCTATTGGAAAGGATATGATTAGTCCAATCCCTACATCTACGATGCTCTCCTTTGCAACTTTACTGTTTATCATTAGTGCAACGCCTCTGAGTCTTCGCCTTCCTCATCTTTGATAGCCTTGGCGATAGGTGTGGTGATAATCACTTGGGCATCACAGTCAGGACAGTGCAAATTAGTTTCCAACATAAACTGACCATCCTCATCTACGATGTTATTGTCTCCACCCCATATGAGGTCAGCTTTGCAATGCCAACATTTCATGTTTGTTTACCTGCCACCATGAACCCCATAAAATTAAAACTCTGCCACACCTTTGAGACAACGCCTATCTCATTAAGCTCATTCATCAGTTCTTGTTCTGTCTTACAGTACATACTGACTGATAACTTTAAATCTTTATCCAATATCTCTGTATCAGTAAAACCTTTACGCTTTTCTTGGATGTGCAACTTGTGAATAATTTGTTGTAATCTTGAGTCATTCAAAAAAACTTTCTCTGCGATCAGCAAAATACCTCCTGCATCTAACATGGGCTTGATAATGTTAAGCACACGCCTTCTTTGATGTTTGCCCAAGAACTGTAAGAAAAACATGCTTACAACCACTGAGGTTTGATGGATTTCAGGTAAAACAGCCTCACAATCACCTTGTATAAACAAAAAACCATCTCTTCTTTGTTCCATGTCGACTGTATCGATCCCCATGTACTCACAAGTGGGTATCTGATTAAGACTGGTTAAGAATCTACCTGTAGAACATCCTAAGTCCACCACAGTGCTTTCAGGTTGTGCATATTCATGAGTGATATTGCGAAAAATGTTATCTAGGGTCAGAAAGTTTGGTATTGAAAGTTCTATGTGTTTCTCAAAGTCTGTGATGTCATTAAAATTAAATCGTTTATCTTCCATTATATTTCTCCATTATGAACTTGTTTGATTCGTGATCCCAACCACTCCATGACATTGACTGACATGGCTCGACCACATGCTTCGTAGCGTTTTGATACAGGACAATCTTCTTTAGGTTTACCTCTGTATGGAATCTGTGTGTAGTTGTCAGGGAGTCCTTGCAAGCGTTCACACTCAACAGGAGTGAGTCGTCTGATTACATCATTGCGTGTGGTTATCTTTGCATCAGGGTTAGATGCTGTGATAGTGGGTGAAACACCCTCATCACTGTAAACTCTTCTTGACATTTCATAAGTGCCTTCTCTGATCTCAAACTCCATAATGGAATCATCAAACTTATCAGTTTCGATTCCTAACAGACTTTTCAAGTCGAACCATACATCTTCAGTGGGTATTGCAAAACTACCATCAGTTCTAAACCAATGATCCACAGTTGTTTTATTGACACTAAGTGAGTCAGCGATATTTTGTATGGTGAGTGACTTATTGACCTTGCCATCCTTTAAAGTTTTTTGTAATCCTTGTATATCAACTTCATGTTTCCTGACTCTGACCATTTCTACCTCATCACCACAATGGATCAAACTGTTGTCTTTGTCTTGCACATCTTTTTCTATAAAAACTATAGGTTGTCTGTTACCACCAGTCATGGCTGTCAGTGTAGGTGAAACTTCTTCTTTATATATCCTTGGTGCTTTATCAGGTGTGCTTGTCTCTATTACTGTGTATCTATCGTGGGCTGTGAGTGACCAAGAAACACCTTCATCATTCCATGGCTTGCCATTAGAACCAGTCTGTGAATCTCGCATGATGACAGGTTTTTTTTCAACAACTAAATCTGTTGCTGACTTGTAATCACGAGCAGCTATTGTGCCTGCTACTTCGTCTTCAACGAGTTGGTCGCTTCTTGCAGAACGATATGTAGGCTTTTTGGGATTTTCTTCTCGCTTTCTTCTGCTCGGAGGAGCATCTTCTCGCACTGGTGCTGAGTCAAATAATACCTTGGCAGGACTTCGCCAGTCTCCTCCAATATGTCCGATAACGAAGATACGCCTTCTTCTTTGTGGGATGGCGTTTGGAAATCGTTGTGTTCTGACATGTTCAGTGTTAAGAACCCTGTAAGCGAACCCATACCTGAGTTCCCCCAATGCTCCGAGGAAGGTGCCAAGGTCTTGTCCTCCATTACTTGACAAGATACCGGGGACATTTTCCCATACAACCCATGTGGGTTGCAATCGTTCAATAAGTTTAACAAACTCAAGTGCGAGGTTTCCTCTATCTTCTCCAAGCCCTTTGCGAAGCCCTGCAATACTGAATGTTGCACAGGGAGTTCCGCCGCAGAGAACATCAGGTCTTGTTGGTAAGTCTGATGCTTGGATTTTGGTGAAGTCTTCATAATTTTTAATCTCCGGGTAATGATATTGTAATACAGCAGACCTAAATGGGTCTATCTCAGCCAAACCTATACATTCATAGCCAAGTGGATGCCATCCCACTCCTGCTGATTCTATGCCACTGCATATGGATAAGTATTTCAAAACACATCTCCATATTTCTTGTCACTGGTAAAACCATTGTCAGGTTTGTCATATTCTATGTCGTAAACTTTCTTGCCATTGGATCGTCTAGGCTCAACTCCATTCTGACTGAGGACACGACTTGCCTCTTTAAAGTCAGGCATCCTAGGGTTAGCTATGCCCATGTCTCTAAGTAACTCAGTCATTTGTACAGGCTGTGGGTTAGTGGTACCAAACTTCACATACTGCAACAACAAGTCTTCGACTGATGATTGGGTTCTGTAACCTTCATTGCTATCTTGTAACAATTCTCTTTCGTCAGGTGATAAAAACCAGTTCTTTTGTCCTTGGACATACATGGTTTCTTTTATCTCAGCCCACACTTGTTGCATGTTGATTCCATGATTAAAGTTTATACCTGTCACTGCGATACACCAAAACCTCCTGTTACCACTGGAATCTGTTAGGAACTCCCTTGCATTGACTGAAGCGTAAAACGCTGTACGCCTTTGATAAGTAGTAAAAGCTCTGTCGTAGGGCAATCTAAGTTCATCTGTCTTGGCTGTGATAAAGGCTTTAAGCTGATCGATGTCACTCTTCTTAAAGGTAGACTCTATCTCACCTAGTTCTACTATCCAGTGGCTTACAGCCCTCTTTACTGAGTCCTTGTCACTGGGATTGAGGGTAGCACCCTCTAGTAACCATCCATTGTTGTAGTCACACAGTCTCTTAAACCACATGGTCTTGCCCAATCCCTGTGCTCCTTGGAAGACTAAGATACCTTCTAGTTCGACACCATTGGGCTCATAACAAGCCGCTACACAACTAATTAACCATTTCTTGAGCAACATGTCTTTCAGAGCTTCAGGTGTGCTCGAAGTGATTGTCTTTAGGAACTCTGCAATCCTAGATGTTCCATCCCAAGGCTTGCTTTCAATCCATTCAATGACAGGATTGTATTCATTAGCGATTACTTTGAGATAGTCTCGTACCCTAGTGTGGGGTACTCCCATCTTGATACAGCGATCTTCGATCTCTACCAAACTCGCTTCTTCCTTCATGTCAGCGATAAAGTTCATGTGAGGTATTTCTATCTCCATGCGTTTTTTAATCACATTATAATTAACATGAATGTTGTGAGTCTTCATAACACCTAGCACATTCTCTTTAAGGTTCAACATACGACCTTTTTCTGAGGTTACAAAATCGACATCTGTGGGAACATCGACAAACTTAAGAGCAGGGATGACTTCACCACTGACAGATTTGTGATCGTTGTAATCACCTTTAGTCTCAGGCATATGTACCTCAGCCATGCCACCTTGTTTGATGATCCATTGACAGGCTTTTATAGCCTCTTTCTCACCAGTCTTAGAGTCATCGTTGTCTGCCACAAAGATGTGTCGTCTGTCTTTGAGTGTTTCAAAAACGCTTTCAGCAACCTTCGATAGGTTGTAGGCATCAAAAGAAACAAACACAGGACATGACATGTCTCTGTAAATATCAGCACAAGTAGCGTAACCCTCACCATAGTAAATCGTGTCTGAGGTCTTGAGTATTTCTTGTCCAAGAATAAAAAAGCTACCTGCTTTTTTAGAACCAGTCAAAAAACGCTTGGTGCCATCGTCAGAGATAAATTGCATGCCCACCACAGTGAGATCATTGTTCAACATCGGAATCATTAAGAGTCCATTTTCATCTACCTTCAAACCATAAGATAAAACTCCTTTGGTTTCTAAGTAGGGATGTTTCTCACAGTCTTCGCCTTTCTCCCACATAGCCTGTGAGCGTTTAGCAGATTTGGTATGTTTCTCAGCCTTCTTGACTTCGACTTCTTTCTTTAGGCGTTCTATCTCTTCTCGTTCAGTCTTGGTAACTGTTTGGCGTTTACGATTCTCAGGTTTCCAAATCGCTGTCGGTTGGTCTGTAGATATCCTATAGTCTCCCACCCTTCCAAATGGAACACTCTGATCCATCCACAGTTGATACCAACCTGACAGCTTCCTTTCACCACCTAAGTTGATGTAAGCACGACCAATACTCCCATCAACCACCAAACCTTTGCGTGGATCAACTTCCATGCCTTGTTCAGATAAAAAACTTAAAAATTGTGACTCTATATCTCCTGATAAAGGTCGTTCAAAATTCTTGGAAGGTGGTCGTCTAATTTTCAATGTCTGTTTTCCCTGTTGCTATATCTATAAAAGTCTGTACAATCCTAGACTAATTTACAAATAATTACAACCAATGGAGTAAAAAGATTATGAGTTTAACTATAAAATCAGATAGCAAAGAGTTTGAAGCTCTACCTGAAGGACAACACCTAGGTGTCTGTTACAAGATTATAGACCAAGGTAGCAGAAATGAAACCTATCCTAGAGATGCAGAACCAAATTCTGATAACACTAAGAAAAGAAAAACATTAAGTGTGACTTGGGAAATACCTGAGCAAAAAATGTCTGATGGTAGACCCATGAGCATTTCTAAAACTTACACTGCATCTTTAAATGAAAACGCCACCTTATATAAAGACTTAGTTACATGGCGTGGTAAATCATTTACCAAAGAAGAACTTGATGGTTTTGACTTGGACAAAATGATAGGTGCACCTGCTAATTTAGAGATCGAGCACAATGCCAATGGCAATGCTAGAGTTAAAGCTATCTTTAAACCTGATGAATTTAAAAAGACTGAGACTGTTAATGCAGGTATTATCTTTGACCTAGATGTTTACTGTGAAGAGTTCTCAGGTGATAGCACTGAGCAAACCAAAGCCATGTGTGATATTTATGATGGTTTACCTGAATGGCAACAAAACCTAATCGAAGAAAGTTTTGAACTTAAAGGTGCCAAAGAGTCAGGTTCGACCTTTGAAACATCTGAGCCTGCTAAGAGTGGATTAGCTGATCTTGCTAAAGATGAGCCAGTCAAAACTGTTACAGACGAAGACATACCATTTTAGTTTCTGTTGGGTGACTTAGCTTTTTTGTTTAACATGATGCTTTCCCTAGTTGCCCACAGAATTCGTTATGAGTGATACCACTGATTATGTAAACAAGCCTCCCCACTATACTCAAGGTGGGGTTGAGTCTATTGCCTATATCAAACAACAATTAGGCAAAAACTTTAAACATTATTGTGAAGGTAACATGCTCAAGTACAACCACAGGTTTAAGTACAAAGGTAAAGCAATAGAAGACTTAGAAAAAAGTGAATTTTATTTAAAAC